ACGAGAAAGATGTTCCTGAGAACGAACGCGTAGCTATCGTAGCTCCTGCACAGTACTACAACTTGGTACAAGAAACATCAGTCATCAATCGTGACTGGGGTGGAGCTGGTGTATACGCAGAAGGTACAGTGCTTAAAGTTGCTGGTATTCAGATTGTTAAATCTAACAACCTACCAACAACTAACGTAGCTGCAGTATCCGGCGAGAACAACACGTACTCCGGTAACTTCTCAACTACATCCGCACTGGTTATGCAGAAATCTGCAATCGGTACAGTTAAGTTGATGGACCTTGCTGTTGAGCGCACATCTGGCGACTTTGAAGTCATGTACCAAGGTACACTGATGGCTGCAAAATACGCGATGGGCCACGGTATTCTACGTCCTGAGTGTGCAGTAGAAATCAAAACTGCTTAATAATTTAATTTGGGTTGGCTCTTAATTGGGCCAGCCCTTTTTTTTCCTATGAGGACATCATGACTAAACCAACGTCCATGACCGAGCTAGAAGCGGTCAACGTCTTACTGACCACCATTGGTGAGGCACCCGTAAACACGCTCGACGGCAACCAAGTAACTGACGTATCGATTGCCAAGCAGGTTCTGAACGAAGTTAGTCGTGAGGTTCAGGCGCAAGGGTGGCACTTCAATACCGAACAAGGTGTAGAGCTATCCCCCAACATCTCCGGTGACATTGGAATACCCGCAGACACCGCTCGCATTGATGCACAAGATTTCAACACTGTTATACGCGAAGATAAGCTGTTCAATCTAACTGACCGGACATTCTCGTTCGCATCAAAAATCAAAGTAGACATCGTTTACTACCAAGATTTCTCAGTGCTACCTCAACAGGCTAAGAAATACATCACCACACGAGCTGCACGTATCTTTTCAGATCGTCTCCTAAACTCCGAGAGCATCCACAAGATGACCTCACGAGACGAACAGCGCGCACTTATCGACCTGAAAGAGTTTGAAGGCGATACTGGCGATTTCAACATGATGGATAGCTACTCCGTAGCCCGCGTAATGAACCGTGGCTTTAATCGTAAGGTGCTGTAATGGGCCTGATTAGTTCCGCTATCCCAAACCTAGTTCAAGGTGTATCACAGCAATCCCCTTCACTACGCTTATCAGCTCAAGCGGAAGTCATGGAGAATGCGTATCCATCTTTGGTCGAGGGCCTACAGAAGCGCCCTCCTGCCGAACACGTAGCACTAATGAAAAGCTCCGAGACTACAGGGGCTTTCACGCATCTTATTAACCGAGATGTTAATGAGCGATATTTTGTATTTATCAACGACAGTAATGAACTGTCCGTATACGACCTCGATGGAGTGGCTAAGACAGTCACCTATCCAAATGGTACATCATATTTAAATAGTACCACACCCGCCGCTGACTTCCGCGCAGTAACAGTGGCCGACTATACCTTCATCGTAAACACGTCTCAGACGACAGCGATGACCAGCGCGACATCCCCCCTCTTTCCATTCACAGGTCTAATTGCTGTTAAGCAAGGCGATTACAACCAACGCTACACGGTCTACCTAGACGGTGCCATCGCAGCTAACATCGAAACCAGTGAGACCAATCAAGTCCAAACACGCACTGATGATATTTCCACGCGATTAGCTACAGCAATCGATACTGTCTCAGGGTTCACTGCGAGAGCTGATGGTTCAACTGTAGTCATCACCAAGACAGGTAACGCAACCTTCGACCTAGCCACTTACGATAGTCTAGGCGATGAAGGTCTCTCAGCAACTTCAGGAACCGTACAGCGTTTTGACGACCTTCCAGCCAAAGCACCTGATGGCTTCATTGCTCACGTCCAAGGTGACCAGACAAACGACTTCGATGATTACTACGTTAAATTTGTATCAGACAATGGTACACAGACTAAACTCGGTGAAGGTACTTGGATCGAATGGATTGAGCCTAATATCTCCTATGAGATAGATGCCGCCACAATGCCTCATCTGTTGATACGTCAGTCAAATGGTAGCTTCACGCTCGAGCAAGCAACTTGGGGTGATAGAGCTGTAGGTGATTTAATCTCTATACCTAACCCCTCATTTATCGATGCTAAAATTACTGACACGTTCTTCTTTCAGAACCGTCTGGGTTTCCTTTCAGGTGAAAACGTAATCATGTCGAGAACGTCAGAATACTTTGACTTCTTTGCGACGACTGCGCGTACCTTATTGGATAATGACCCGATTGATGTTGCGGCGAGTAACTCTAAAGTTTCCCTGCTCAAACATGCTGTCGCATTTGACCGTAAGCTGTTGTTATTCTCAGATCAGACACAGTTCATTCTCAAGGGTGCAGACTTCATTACACCCAAGAATACGTCCATCAACACAACAACTGAGTATGAAGCGAGTACATTAGCGCGACCAGCTACGGCAGGTAGTGTGGTGTATTTCCCCGCTAAACGAGGTGGTTTTACAGCCGTTCGTGAATATTATGTTGTGGATGATACAGACCGCTCAGATGCTCAAGACATCACGTCTCACGTAGCTAAGTATGTCCCTGATGGTGTCTACGAAATGGCATCCAGTTCCGCAGAGAACGCATTGGTCTGCCTGACTACTGAAGACAGCAGCACCCTCTATATCTATAAGTATCACTGGGCTGGCCGCGAAAAACTCCAATCAGCTTGGTTCAAATACAGCCTAAACGATATGGATATTATCAGCGCAGAGTTTATCGAGAGTGCGCTATACATTGTTGGCAACAAAGACAGCAAAACTGTTCTCATTAAAATACAGTTCGACGCTGGACGCTCTGATGCAGATCAAGAGTATGTAACGCGATTAGATTTCCGCTTTGATGAGACGGGCGTAACTAAGGTTTATGACGCTGTTGCGAACCAGACTACGGTTACAACACCATATACGCTGGACAGCCCACTGGTTGTCACACGAGGCACATCGCACGGTGCTATCATTGTGCCTGTTTCTCACGTTGCTGGCGTCTTTGTGATTTCGGGCGACAAGACAGCTTCAGAGTTCTACATCGGTGAGAAGTACACGATGAAGTATGAGTTCTCTGAGCCAACCCTCAAAGAGGGTACATCATCCGGCGGTCGCGTAGCGATTGCTGGTGGACGACTTCAGATTAAACACTGGTTACTTCGGTATCAGGACAGCGGTGACTTCAACGTGAAGGTTGAACCACGCTACAAACCACTTGAGGTCTACGGCCTTGGTGGAACTTATGATTACACAGGTCGAATTATCGGCGGTGGTGCCAGCGTATTAGGCTCAACCACACTAGCTTCAGGCGACTTCAGGTTTCCCATCATGGCGAAATCAGATCGTCTCCGAGTGATAATCGAAAGTGATAGCCACCTTCCCTGCCAGTTCCTATCGGCAGAATGGGAAGGTTCAATGCACCTCAGATCAAGACGAGTAAATGGATAAACTTCTTACACCAACTATGATGGAAGACGTTGAGTACATAGCCCCAAGATTACGACAAGCAGATAAAGATGAGTGCCTCGCCGCTACTGGTAAGGAACCTCTCGGTATTTTGTATCAAGGTTTAAATCTTGGGGATATCACCCTGACCCTGCGCGCACCTACAGGTGACCGCGTGGGTGTCTGCGGTGTTGTACCTTCAGCTTCCCTACCCGAAGCAGGAGTTGTTTGGATGGTCGCTACAGATGACATCTATCAGCACCAGATAACATTTCTGCGTAATTCAAAGAGAGCCTTACAGTATCTCTCTGAGGACTATCTAGTCCTTTATAACTGTGTCGATGCCCGAAATTCCGTTCACATAAAGTGGCTTCAATGGATGGGCTTCACGTTCATCAACAAGCACGAAAATTATGGGGCCGAGAAACGGCTCTTCTACGAATTTGTTAGGATTAAATAACATGTGTGAACCAGTAACCCTTGCTGCCCTCGGTAGCGCACTTACAGGGGGCGGAGCAGTAGCGGGTACGGCAGCAGCAGCTACCTCAACCGCGCTAACCATCCAAGGCGTCACAGCCGCAGCTTCAGGCATTAGCGCCCTCGCGGGTGCCGCAGCTCAAAACAAAGCAGCCGCCCAGAACGCTCAGTCAGCTCAAGACGCTTACTTCCTAAAGACCAAACAGGCCAACCTGAACATCATGCAGGAACAAATACAGGCTTCTCAACAGAAGCGTGACGGCGACCTGAAAGCTATGAAAGCACAGGGTACAGCTATGGCTGCAGCCGGAGGTTCTGGTGTCCAAGGTGTCAACATTGGTCAGCTACTGAATGACTTTGAGCGTTCTGAAGGTGTCCTGACAGACCGCATTTCGCAGCGTCTCGAGGGTATGCAAAACCAGAACGAAATGCAGAAGCTCGCGTTCCAGTCAGAAGCTCAGAACCGCATCAACTCTATGCAGCCTGTAGGCTTTGCAGAGACCCTATTCAACGTAGCCGAACCCCTCGCTGGTTTCGGTATCGATTACTACGACACGCAAGCGCGACTTGCAGATATTTAAAGGGATAAGAAATGGCTAGACCAGTAGTAGGTAACCCGTTCGATGGACAAATCGGAACGGTAGCGCCAACTGCCCGCCCTGTAGATACCTACGAACGCGGTGTAGTGAATAAAAGTCCTTTCGAGGCACTCTCAAATACTCTCAGCAATTTACAGAATAAAGCTATTCCCGCCCTACAGCGTGAAGAAGCGCGAAGAGCTGAAGCTGAGTATGCCTCGGGCGTAGAACTGTATAACGAGAACCGCGTTGCTATCGGCCAAGCTGTCAAGGATGGCGTAATTGCAGAGGGTGAAAGCCCATACCTGCGTAAAGGCTACCGCATTTCCCACATCAACTCGATGTCTGCGAGATATGCGGATGAATTGCAGCACGCTTTAAATTCTCAAAAGCTTTATACAAACGGTAATCCAGCGGCTATCGAGGCTTTCACAGATAAGTTCTATGATGAGTTTCAGACTAATAACGGTATGAATGAGTATCGCGATGTTGAGGTTGCAGAGTTTTTCTCACCTCAAGCAGCGCGGGCTAATGAAACATTCCGAGCTAGTTGGCAAGCCAAGCATATCACATGGCAAGCAGCCGCTAACTATGCGGCGTGGTCCAATGAAGTTAGCACATATACTGCTACACTATTCAACGACGATGATACCCCAGAGCTTAGAGCGAAAAAGCAAGTTGAATTAGGCCAGTGGCTTACACAGAAAGTTGCAGACGCCGATGTAGATGGGATGAACCGAGCGAAGGTTTCTCAAACCGTTGTCGATAGCATCATCATGTCGGCCTATGAAAATGACGACCTTGAGATGTTAGACATCTTAGATAACGTAGTCACAGGCACAGGCCCAATGAGTGGTAGCTTGGCAACTCGCAGAGCTATGTACGATGCAGAGGGTAAGATTGCTACTAATCTAGCAAGACAGCAGAAAGCTACTGCGGACGCGCTCAAGCAACGACAGCAAGCAGAATTGGAAGCACTTAACGGTGATGTCGTTCAGGCTGCGCTCTTTGATAGATATAGCGATGACCCAGAGGTGGCAAAACAAGCACAAGCCGTTATCTCTGAAGCACTAAATCAAGTATTAGCATTATCAGACGCAGGTGTCACAGGGGCCAGTGATAAGGCACGAGTATTGGTCGGATTTGTGAACGAGATGGATGCCGATAAAGAAGCTGAAATCCCTGATGTACGCACGGGCGAGACAGTCCTGACGGCTGAACGGGCCGTTCTTGATTTGGACACAGTCGATGAGGTTTACAAATACTTAACCCAACAGAAAGCTGATGGTTTCATTGATCGTACTGATGCCAATGCCATACTGTCTTATTGGTCTAACAATGTAAAAGCAGTCCCCGAAGTAAAGCTTCACATGATGGACCCTCAAAGCCCCGCACGGCAAACGCAAGATGCGATGATAAGATCGTTTGGCTTAACGAATGAGTTTGGTGCATTTACTTCCGTAAATCGCATTATAGCTCAACAGGCTAGAGATGCTTATAGCCTTATGTATCGTGAACAAATTGCCGAAACGAAAAAGCAATTGGGTAAAGATCGTTTAAGCTATGCCGAGCAGTTAGAAATAGCAGAATCTGTACGAAGCCGCTTAACCCCTCAATATCAAGATGCAACGGTTCTCCAAGAAGCTGCAGACGAGCTGCAAGCTATAGAGAACAAGCGCGCAGAAGCAATAGCGCTTGAAAATGCTATGAGAGTAGCAACTGGCGGTGTTGCTGTCGGCGGTACTCCGACACTAGAGGAAACACTGACAAATATCACAGGAGGCAGTAACTAATGGCTGACTTATTTGAACAAGTAGCAGCCTTAACTGATGGTCTCACAGGGAATGTCAGCGACGGCTTTAACCTATCACCTACATCTGCTGCAGAACAATTACTACAATATCGACCAGCACCCGCTCCTGTGGAACCTGCCGTACAGCCACAAGCTGAACTGCAGACCTTTAAGACAGAAGACGAGGTTGAACGGGCTAGGCAACTTCTCTTGAATAACCCCACCCAAATGGTTCCTCAAATCGATCAGCTATTTGGTAAAGGCGCTTCAACGCAGATATTACAGAAAAACTACCAAATCCCCGAGCCAGAAGAAGAGGCTGGCATCTTTGGTAAAGCACTTCAAGGTACTCAGAATGTGCTATCAGCCGGAGTTCGAGGCGCTTTAGGCGCTGGCGCTGAGATGCGGCAGACTTTTGAGAACCTCGGTTCCATCAACAACGCTCAGTTCACAGAGATGGTAGACGTGAAAGCTGCAGAGATTGAAGCAGCGCGTGGTACTCCTCTTACAAGTGCAGAACGTAGTGAGCT